GAAAATTATACCTTAGTCACAGTTAGCGGCATCGGCTCTGTTTCCTCCGGACAAGGCAATCCAATCTATCCAGAGGCAGGCATAGCACTATCTACGGGCACAACGTGGACAACCTCAATCACAAATAATTCATCGAATTGGAATACGGCTTTTACCGATAGACTAAAATGGGATGGTGGAAGCACTGGTTTAGTAGCAGCGACAGGACGCACAAGTTTAGGCGGCACAACGGTAGGTCAATCAATGTTTACCTTAACAAATCCTTCTGCTATTACCTTTCCAAGGTTCAACGCTGATAACTCTGTTACGGCATTATCTGCTGCTAATTTTCGTACTGCCATAGGAGCTGGAACGGTAACAACTGTTACGGCAGCCGCAGGCACTCCTATAAGCATAACTAATAATACAACAATCCCAGAACTTACAATGAATGCTGCATCGGCAAGTGTGCCAGGTTATTTGTCATCTGCGGATTGGACTACATTTAATAATAAGCAAAATGCTTTATCTAATGCAAGTACATCTGTAAACGGTATTTTAACCTCAACAGATTGGAATACATTTAACGGTAAACAAAATAATTTAACACTTACTACAACGGGAACAAGTGGAGCTGCTACATTAAGTGGTGATACTTTAAACATTCCACAATACAGCGGAGGCGGTGGAGGCTCTGGCACTGTTACAAGTGTGGCATTAACTGCACCTTCTATATTTAACGTAGGTGGTTCACCTGTTACAACTTCTGGCACTTTGGCCCTTACATATAGCGGTACTGCTTTACCTTTATTAAATGGTGGTACAGGTGCAACGACTGCCGATGCAGCATTGACAAATTTAGGCGCAACGGCTCAAGGAAAATTATTGTTTGGGCTTACAAATACCGTATCTGATAAATTTATTAAAGTAAATACCAATAACACAATTACCCTTTTAAATGCAGCTGATACCAGAACTGCTCTTGGCGCAACCGTGAGAGGTGCTAATACATTTTTATTAGCTGATTTAGGGGCTATATCCTTTTTACGATATAATGCAGATAACACAGTTAGCCAAAGAGCAGCCGATGGAATGAGAAGTGATTTAGGTGGTACAACTATCGGACAAAGTATGTTTACATTAACCAATCCATCTGCTATAACATTTCCAAGATTTAACGTAGACAACACTGTAAGTGCTTTAAGTGCAGCGGATTTTAGAACGGCTATTGGAGCAGGCACAGGTAATGGAAATGGAACGGTAACAAGCGTTACAGGCTCATTACCTATTTCATCAAGTGGAGGTACTACTCCTAATATCACAATAGCTAACGCTGGAGTATCTACAACAGGTGTAGTAACTGCATCTACTCAAACATTTGGAGGTACTAAAACATTTGCAGGAGATATTAATGGTAGTTCAGCTTTAAATATTACGGGATTTAGTACATTAACAGGCGGTGCAAGCATAGGTACAATGGCAACAACTTCATCCTTAACTCATATAATTGGTGTAAATAGTAGTAATGCTATAGGTGAAATAGCTTTAGGTAGTGGTTTAAATTTATCAAGCGGAACATTGAATTTAGGAGGTTTTGTTTTAGCTACATTAGATTTTCCAAATACAAGCGCGCAAAGCTCAAGCGATATAACGGTTTCATATACAGGAGCCGCTGTTTCTCATCCAGTAATGTTAGCTATTCCAGATGGTTCAGCGCCTGCAAATACTAATTATACTGCATGGGTTTCAAGTGCTAATACAGTTAAAATAAGATTTAATAATTATAGTAGTGGTTCTATAAATCCTGCTTCTGGTCAATTTACAGTATTTGTATTAAATTTATAAAAGCAAACTAAAAAAAACATAAACATGAAACAACTCCTTTCCCTCTTCCTCTTCCTTTTGCCTTGCCTTGCATGGGCACAGTACCCGAGCAACGGCAACCAAAAAATAACGCTCGGAGAACAGACCAGTGCAGACGGGCTTATTTATCGGGGCGTGGCTGCAACTGATACCCTAAGAAAGCCAAGTGTTGACACAATGGCTTACATGGTTCTTGATACCACTACAAATATAATATGGCATTATAAAAAGGCAACAAGTAATGCGTGGTTGCGTTTAAACCTTTTGCCGAGTGACACGGCTTCGATGCTTACTCCTTATTTTAGAAAGTTAGATACAACAAATATAAAATATGTTAATACCTATGGAACGCAAACGGTAAATGGAATAAAAACATTTACAGACACAGTGATTGTTAATAAAGGCATTAGATTTCCAGCAACGCAATCAGCTTCAACAAATGTAAATACTTTGGATGATTACGAAGAAGGTTTTTTTAGCGTTCAACTTAAATTTGGTGGAAATAATACTGGATATACATTTTACGGGAATGCTGGAGTATTTGGAAAATATACAAAAATTGGAGATGTTGTATGTGTCACCATAATGGTTGGTATATTATCAAAAGCTGCTGGAGCATCTACAGGAAATGCAACTATTACAGGCCTACCATTTACTTCCGCAAGTAATGGCGTTAACCTTGGAGGAGGAATAAATATATCTGATGCCATAAGTATAGATGGTGCATCATTTTACATGGTATCAAATAGTACAACTTTAGTCTTACAAAATGGTAATGGCGTAAATTTAACGGACGCAAATTTTGGTGCTTTTTTAGGTGAAATACACATGAATTTTGTTTATCAAGTAAATTAAAAAAAACAATATGAAATACCTATTTTTAATGTTACCATTATTTACAATGGCTCAACAACCAATATTTTTTGAAAAAGAAATTATTTCTGAATTTAATATTCGAGAAAATAATTCTATTAATGTTAGGAAATCAATTCAAGTATGGAAAGATACAGTAATGATTTCAGAAAAATATTGGCGGTGTGTTTTACAACCAAATGACATAGATGCATTTAAAGTATTAGGTGATTATCCACAATATTTTAATCTTGCTATTGAGGCATGGAAAGATATTCCTGATTCATTAGGTGTTTTTAACACAAATGAAATTACAGATTCAAGTTTTTACGTTGGTAATTATCGGTTAAATATTAAAAACGTAATTACAAATGGAAAAGTAAAAATTAATTCAAATGAAAAGTATGTTTTTGACCCTAATTTAAATCAGCCTCGAACAGTAAACATACCTTTAAATGTTAAAACTAATTTAATTAAAATAAACATTGACGGTATTAATTATTTGTTAATCAAAAATGATAATGGCAAATATATTAGTGCAGATAAAAGTGTTAGATTTACAAAAATTGAATAATGAAAGCAACCTTAATCAACCTTTTGCACCTTGGATGGGAAAAGATAACGTACGCCATTTGTTGCGGATGGATATTTAGCTTTTTTGTTCCTATTAAAGGATTTTTGATATTTACAGTTTTCGTTGTTTTTGCTGACATGGCAACGGGAATCATTGCAGCAAAAAAGGAAGGGCAAAAGATAAATAGTCGTGGGCTTTATCGTACCATAGAAAAAATAGTAGTGTATTTTTGTGCTATCCTTATTTTCGAAGGTGCAAGAAATACTTTTAGCCTTCCTTTCAACATTACTTACATGGCAGCGTTTTTAATTGCAACTGTGGAGTTATATTCCATTTCAGAAAATATAAAACGTATAACAGGTGTAAATCTTGGCGTTTTAATCACACGTTTTTTTAATCGTTAAAATAAATAATATGCAGACTAATTTAAAAGATGCCCTTAAAAATGCAGAGGGAATAAAGTCACCTATGGGCGATGTGGCTTGTTACTCAATGAACTTTGCGGAACTTGCAAGTGAAATCAATGTTCATTTGGAAGGCAACAAGGTAAAATTTACATGGCGAGAATACATCCAACTTGCTCAAATCATTTGGGATAAAATCAAGGAGACAAGCCGCGAATGTGCTGGGAAAGAGATACAGGTAAAGTTACCAGCCAAGCTATCTTTAATTTCCGCAGCTTTTTCGCTCATCGGGTTTAAATTATAGGCGCAGAGAATCGCTACCTTAGTGCCAAGGGGAGTTGATTAATTTCTTCTCCCCTTAAAAATATAAAATATGAAAGCAAATGAATTTTTAATATGCCTTGATGCCGGGCACGGTGGCATGAGAAACGGAACAGGCCCAGAGAAATATGTTACCTATCCTTCAAAGTGCTATCAACATCGCACAGGCAAGTTTCATTCGTATGGATGGTTTTTTGAAGGAGTGTTTAATCGCTCTTTAGCTAACTATTTAGAGCAGTACCTCCTTGACTATGGCTTTTCAGTTAAAAAGATATACGAGCCTATCAATGACACAACATTGAATAAACGCTGCCAACTTGCCAACTCCTACGCATCTGTAGCTAAACACTCTGTCCTTGTTTCTATTCATGGCAATGCAGCCGCAGCAACAACTGCCAGAGGATGGGAGATATTTACATCACCTGGACAAACGAAAGCGGATCTGCTTGCGACTTGCATTGGAGAGCAGGTAAAGAGTAGTACACCAGGCTGGGTGCATAGAGCTGATTATTTAGATGGTGATTTGGATAGGGAGGCAAGGTTTACCATGCTTACAGGTGTATCTATGCCTGCGGTGTTGTCGGAGAATGGCTTTTTTACTAATTATTCTGATGCTGGTTTAATGATTGATTTGTCTTGGCAGCAGAGTATTGCTAAAGCACACGCAAAGGGCATCTTAGACTACGCTGTGCAGCAAGGTGTAGTGTGGGAATAAAAAAGGCGCAAGTATCGCTCTTGCGCCTCTTAAACACCTTAAACATCAACAAACACTAATTAACAACTATATCCTGCAATAACTTATTTAATAATCTAACGGCAGACTCTTTCACATCTTCTTTCTCGTTGTTTATTTTAACTACTTGCCATAACAAAGATACCATTCTTTCTGGATTCATATACTTGTAAAATTGTTTGTTTCTTTCATCTTTTGAATTATAAAAAGATACAAGTGTTGATGCGGAGCTTACAACATTATTTGTCTTAATGCCCTTTGGATACTTTGCTATCATAGCTTCACAAAGTGCTATTTGCTTTTTATCCAGTCCATACGTTTTAGCAGCCATGTGTTCCAATTTTTAAAAGTGTAAGTTTAGTTTTCTCTTGTTTCATGCGATGTTCAATAATGCCCATAAACCATTTATCTTGTTTATTTTTATCTTTTAGCGATTCAGCAATATAAATCTTTTCAAGATTGTTAAGACGTTTCCTAATTACTTTTTCCTGTATCATTTGAAATATGCTTTTGATATTAACGCTAATTGGAAAGCGTCAATTTCATCTTGTGATAATTTTTTGTTTCCAGTCACTTCAAGTTTCATTCCTTTAATTACGGACATGGCATAATCCAACGTCCATTTGCTACCTTTGTCCTGTGGTGATATTCCTTTAACTGTATGGCCGTACAATTCCAACCAATCAATGGTAAATCTACTGGCACCTTGGTTCATGCCTACATTTCGACTAATCTTCGTTCGTGCCTTGCCATCAACATACTTCCTAAAGGTAATATTTTGTAGACTTGAATCTTCTACAACTACTTTTATATCCGTTGACCAAGTCAGTGCATCCCTTGCCCAGTCAGCAAGTTTCTTGTACTTTCCAAAATAAACTTTATCCTCATCAATAATACACACGGCAAATCCGTTAAGCCTCATAGATGGGTCAATGCCTACGAATTTTGCCATAAGTTAT